GGAATATAAAACCATGTCAGATACTCCAGTAGTTCCCCGTCGCTTTAATATGTATAAGTCTCACATCCGTTCTACTCAATTCATCTTTGGTAACCAACCTGACTTTGATCCAGTACGTAATCCTATTCGCAGTGCTATCAATGGTAAGATAGCAGCATTTGTAGATGGTAAGTATCGCACTGATAACGCATTCGAAATTGCCCAGTTAGATCACGAAGTAGCATCTGGGCATCCTACTATTTATGTCGATCCCAATGAGAGTGTAGTTGAGATTGATTCCAATGATCCTCTTGCTTCTCTGAAAGCTGCATGGTTGGCAGAGGCAGAGGCTAAGATTCGCGCTGAGATGCTTGCAGCTGTGAACCCAGCAAATGATGCAGGTTCGTATACTGCTCCTCAGGTAAAAGCACAGAACACTTCAGTTCAGGATAGTATGGGAGTAACGGAAGTACAGAAGAATGATAGGCTCAGAGCCGCAGCAGCTGCATTGATTGCTCAGCAAGCTGCACCTGCTCCAGTAGTGGCACCTGGCTCTCTTGATGCGCTTGCAGCTCTGAAGATCTAATTAGGAAACTACAGTGACAACTTTCGCTCAACTGGTGGCTGATGTATACACCACTACAAACCGACCTGATCTGGTAGCAGAGACGAATCTAGCAGTTCGTAAAGCTACTATGAAACTTCATACCACTGGGTGGGATATGGAGACAGATCGGCCGAAAGGTGTGCTCTATTGGCCAGATAGAACAGAGAAAGTTGTCCCTGTTACTGCTGTAGATCCAACGCTGTACACCTATTCTGTACCGATTGCTGCACCAATTCTCCGGTTCCGAGGATTGAGTTATCTGCGCCAATACACTCCAGATGTTACAGATAGATTCTTTAACTCTGTAGACTTCGATCGTTTGTTTGATGAGTATCAGGTAGAAAAGACTGATGTATATTATATGCTCGGACAGATGATTAACATTCGTTCCAGTGTAGCATTGATTGATGTACTTGTAGGTTTCTATCAGTATCCAGTAGTTACTCAGGTAGGATATTCTTCCTGGGTAGCTGATCAACTCCCTGATATGATAGTAGAGGAAGCTTGCTCTCTCATATTTAAGATGATTGGTAAGGATGATGAATACCAGAAATACAATGCACTGTTCAAAGAGAATGCAGGAATGCTTGAAGGTCAATTCACTACACAGTCTGTGAGAACATAATGCCATATACTCCTGATCCTACTGACCCAACTAATCCACTAGATTCAGTGGATGCTAGCACAGCAGCTGCTGAATTTCGTGCATTGAAAGGATACATAGTAGCCGGCGTATTTCCATTTTTAACCGCCAGCAAAGCTAATGTAGGTACTGATACTACTATCCTCACTGCTAACACAGACAATACCAATGCAGCATCTGGAGCTCTGAATTATGTTCGGGTAGCTGGGGCAGCAGCTGGTGATCCCAGAACTTGGTACTCAGTAGCTGGTGCTTATACTTGGGGAGTGGGATTAGATAACAGTGACAATGATAAATTTAAAATCAGTGCAGGTACAGATCTTGGTGTAAATACTGCTTTCACTATTGACTCTTCTTTTAGAGTTACTACAGGAGATGGTGCTAATATAGGTTCTGTAGCTCTTGCTGTTACTGGACTAGCATATACTGGCTCAGTAGATGTAATAAAGAATGCTGCTGGATTTACCTACCGCCAACTTACATCTGCAGGTGCGCATCAAACAGGATTATATACAGATGGACTTGGAGTATTGTCTCTTTATGCAGAAAGTGCTGAGCAAGTTAGACTAGCGGCTATTGCTGGTGCAGCTAGATATCTAATATTCTCAGGAAGTGTTGTTGCTGAGCCAATTATTGGTACCAGTGCTGGAGCATTGAAACTAATGCCTGCTGCAACAGGAGTAGGAATCGGAGTTGCTCCTGGGTATGGTTTGTCAGTTGGTATGTACACTGCAAGTGGAGGTTGGAATTATACTACTAGTTTTTCAGATTTGATTAATGCATCGATGCTGTTTGGTGTAAAAGCTGGCAGTGCAATTGTACAAACAGATGCTACCACTCTTGTATTAGCGGCCTCTAACACAGAATCTATGAAGATCACTGCCGCCGGTATTAGACCAGTAAATGCAGGTGGATATCTTGCACAAGATTTGAGTCCTGGGATTAGTATCAATATCACTACAGCCAATTTAGTTGGTAAAACTATTACTGTTAAAGATGGTATCATAACAGCATTCGCTTAACTCAATGGATATTATATCATGATTAAAATCGATTTTTCTGTTGTACTATTAGACTTACAAGGGAAGCCACTGAAACGAGATGGAAATGAATCATTCACTCTCAGTAAGGCTTGTGTTGAAGCATTGATGTTATCTACTGAGCAGGACAGAAATGAGACAGGAGAAGTTAAGTTGCAACGTTATATGTTAGCTCAGCAGCTCAACAATGCACAAATTGTTGAGCTCACACCAGAACAAATAGTTTTTGTTAAGAATTATGTGGGTAAACTTTATAGTCCTGCAGTAGTTGGCCCGGCATTTACATTGCTAAATAAAGATTGCAAATCAGCGTGATGGATAGTTACGGCCCTTCTCAGAGTATAGATTCTGCTCCGGCAGCTAATGCGCCAGTAGAATTATCTGATGTTCTCACCTGTGCTCCTCCGGGAGCTATAGTTATTGTTATTCCAGGTGTAACTCCACAGAAGATTAAGAAGCCAGAAGAGAAAATTATCGGTAGAGGTAATACTAATTTTGATGCATCTCTGCTTCTTGAAGATGGTACACCAATCTTATTGCCATAGATACTACACATGTCCGGCACTCCTATAACTGGTTTAACACCTACAGTAATTCTAAATGCAACTGATGCATTCGTAATCGCTAGACTAGGTTCGCCTAATGTTAACTATCAAATCTCTTGGAGTGCACTACAAGCATTAGTAGGTACTGGTGGTGGTGTAGGTGCGCAAGGTATACCAGGTTTAGCTGGAGAAGATGGTGAAGCTGGTATAGATGGTACTCCAGGAGTAGCAGGAACTCAAGGTATTCAAGGTATACCTGGAACTAATGGTACAATTGGTGTAAATGGTAATACTTTATTCTTCGAACCTGATCAACCTGAGGATGCAATAGTAATACCCGGGCCACCGGGATCTTCTGGAACTAATGGTGCAACTGGGCCAACTGGGCCAACTGGTGCAAGTGGACTTAGTATAGTTGGTCAGGATGGTATTGATGGTGAGGATGGTATATCAATACCTGGAGTTGCTGGAGCTACTGGTACTCAGGGAACGCAGGGATTAACTGGAGTAGCAGGTTCAATTCTATTTCTAGAACCAGATATATTTGATGATAATCCAGTAATTCCAGGCCCAATAGGTGCAACAGGTAATGCAGGAGCAACAGGTGCAGCTACAACAAATTACTCTCCTGGTACTACTTCCATTCTTACTGAAACTGCTGTACTTTTTGTCAATCATTTAAAACTCACAGGTACACAACGATTGAGTGTTGCTGGAACTGGTAGAGCAAGGATACATAACTAATATGGCTGATGTTCTCTTAGATGCACAAAGTAAACCAGCTACTCCAGCGGCAGGACAGGCTGTACTTTCTGTAAATAATACTACCAAGAGACTTACAGTTCTTGATGATGCTGGTTTTCTTCGCACTCTAGGATTTGTTAACTTCTCAACTGCAGCTCAATCACCAGCCGCTGCTACCAGAACCTATATCACTGGTTCTAATATTCCTATTCCAGCAGGTGGATTGCAGGCAGGTACAATCTTTCGCTGGAAATTCGACCTTACTAAAACAGGTGCCGGAACAGCTTTAAGTACTTTTGATATTGCATTCGGAACAGCAGGAACTACTGCTGATACTGCACGAGTATCCTTCACTAAACCAGCAGGAACAGCAGTGGCAGATGAAGGTACTGTTGAGATTACTTGTGTCATTCGTTCTATTGGAGCAACTGGTGTTGCAGTTGGTCAATTCCACATGACACATAATCTTGCTGCTACTGGACATGCAGTTATTCCCTGTGTGGATGTTAATACAGTAAGTGCTGGTTTTGATATGACTGCACTTACTAATATTGGTGTATGTGTTACCTCTGGTGCTGCTGATGCAATAACCATTCAACTTTGTACGGCTGAAGCTTTTAACGTCTAATTTTAGGAGAAGTGAATTATGGCAGCAAATAAAGCAATACGTATTGGCCCAGTTGCAGTAGCTAATGTTGCTGGCAATCTTATTAATCCACCTATCCTCTCAGGTGGTGTTAATCCCCCAGCATTATCAACTGCATCTTATCTTATCCTTAAGCATATTAGGGTAATTAATAAGACTGCTGGTGCAGTGAATATGTCAGCATTCATTGGTGCAACTGGTGGATCCGCTGCTGGCACAGAGTTTGCTTGGTCTGCTACTCCTGTACCAGCTAACTCCTATCTTGACTGGTATGGACTTCTTCGTCTAGATATTGCTGACTTCCTTACTGGTTTAGCATCGGCTGCAACTTCTCTAGTTATCGAAGCTGAAGGTGAGATTGGGGTAGCGTAAACATATTCATTTCTTTCTATTCTGGAGATAATAATAAATGCCATTAACTGAGGAACGTAGAAATGCTGATCGTAGATCGGAGGTTGCACATATGCAAGAGAGACTGAATGCATTAGAAGCTGGACATGTGTTGCTTAATCAGAAGATAGATATTAATACTAATCTTACTGCAGGGGTAAAAGAAGATACCTCTGAGCTAGTAGAACTTCTAAAGAGTATGAAAGCATTCGGAAAATTCCTCTCTGCTGTAGCTACAGGATCTAAATGGTTCACAGCCATTGCAGCAGCTTGTGCTATGATCTATGCTCTGATGCATGGTGTTCTACCTTCTTCAGGAAAGTAAAAATATCTAATGGCACAACTAACTGTTCGTGGCAATCTTAGTGCCGCGAATTTTCCATTTGTATCTGATTTCTGGGGACGTACTGTGATTATCGCACAGTACGATATGAACTATATTCCTCCTCAATCACAGAGCGGTGCAGATGCAGATCGCGACAGAGGTATTCCACAACTATTTTACGCTCAGAATGTACTCCCAGATGAACAGGGGTATAAGTCAGTGAGTACTGTAGGATTTATTCGTAATCAGCCAGCTACTACCAATTTCACATCTGGATTTATAGCAAGAGATCCTAGTGAGACTAAATGTTTCATAGGATTCACCATCACCGGTAAAGTGTGGATGTACAAATCATTCTCATGGATTGATGTAACTCCTGCATTTGCATGGCCCGGCGGAGAAGTAAGTTACGGATTCGCTAACGGATATACCTACATCTGTTTCGCAGGTTATGGGATATATAAGGTAGATATTGCAGGTTCAGCTCTGATTCACCCAGCTTGGGCAGGAATTGTAGACACTGCTATTATTGCTATTACAGGTTCAGTGAATTATCTTATCGCTTGTACAGGAACTATTGCAGCGTGGAGTAGCACTGCTAACCCAGAAGATTTCACACCTTCTTTAATTACCGGTGCCGGTTCAGGTACGCCGAACGATCTTGCTGGTCTAATAATTGCAGCAGTTCCATTCGGCAATGGGTTCGCAATTTATTCTACCCAGAATATCATCCTAGCGGCATTTTCAGGCAATACTCGCTTCCCTTGGGTATTCAGAAATGCGAATAATGGAGCAGGTATTACTAGTAAAGAGAGTGTAGCATTTGAAGGAGATCTGGGAAATAATTATGCCTGGACTAGTGCAGGATTACTCAAAGTAGCTAGCACTGGGTGCATACCTGAATTTCCTTCTGCTACTGATTTTCTGGCTGGCAAGATATTCGAAGATTATGATTATGTGACTGACGTATTCACACAGACATATCTCACATCACAACTGTCAGTGAAAATGGCATTCGTAGGTTCGCGGTACATTGTGATCTCCTACGGTTTAACATCTGCATTAACTCATGCATTAATATATGACACAGCTTTACGTCGTTGGGGTAAAGTGAAGGTAGATCACGTAGATGTGATAGATATTGAAATGTCTAGTGCAGGTGGAACACTAACATATGCTGCACTAACACCGACTACTTATACTCTTCTTGCAGGTGTTCCATATTCTGAGTTAAGGACTCTCTCACAAATAGCTGCAATGCCGAAGTACAATATGGGATTCATGAAGAATACAGGGGAGATTATAATCTTAGATGCTGCTTTCGGAGATACTACTGCACAAGGAGTGTGTTTACTAGGGAAGTATCAGTTGAGCCGAAATCAGGCTATGTGTTCTCTACAGATGATAGATGTGGAAAATGCTGCACCCTCCTCCGGAGCTATGGATGTGCGAGTGCTTACTACCATTGATGGTAAGACATTTCTCCCAGCAGTAACTCCAACACTAGCAATAAATTCCGGGAACTTTCGCCGTTACACTTGCCGCACCAGTGGTATGAATCATTCAATAGTATATAAAGGTGCTATTCATCTAGCATCTCATGTACTCACATTCGCCCGTGGTGGGAGACGCTAATGGCTATCCAGTCCATTAACCCTGCGTCGCTCATTAATTTAAATCTTCCCCTGGTTCCGGAGTCAGATGATCCGAAACTAACTGCGGAACTGTTTAAAGTATATAATGCACTAAGGAATCTTAATATTGGAGTTATGCTCTACACAGGAGCTATTCCTAGAGATCCTAGTGAATGGTCATATGATCTACCTACCGATACCATTCTCACTCAGAATCTAAATCGGCTTTACGGACAGGCTACTGAGGCGATAGCATATGGTGCACTAGTTAATGTGTACGATCAAGGTGCAGGAGTCAGAGGATTTAGAAATGCCACAGCTACTGGAATACTTAAGCGCGCGCATGGTATATGTAATGTAGTTGGTGGAGTTGCATTAGGTGCATACACTGAGATACTCATAGGTAATGGACTATGCACTTCCGTTGGTGGACTAGTTATAGGTACAGAATACTATCTTTCCCTAGCTGCTGGAGGATTGATACAGAATGCACCACCGGTAGGAGTAGGGAATATAGCACAACATGTAGGTTATGGACTTGGTGCTGCATTACTATACTATTCCTTCCATGAAGTTCCTAAATATCTCTAGTCTAGTAACCCTACTAGCTCTAGTATCGAATCCAATATACACTGTAATCATTCTGACAGGAGTACATCCTATGGTAATGGCAACCCAAGCAAATCCTTTAGTAGATATGTCTAGCATTTTTGCTAATGTAGCTCCTTATGTTCTCGGGAAACCTGGAGATAATAAAACTGAGACTACTACTTCTAGCACCGATCCCACTACGCAAGCATTTATGCAGGCGATACTGGCATCCATAGGTGACGGCAGTGGATTTAGTAAGCAGGCTGCTATTACTGATTCTATGGGGCCAGTACAGAATCTGGTTCAACAGGCACTGCAGAGAGAGTTACCTGGGATTTCTAGCGCTGCTAAAGGTTCAGGACTGTATAACTCCACTACTGAACAGATGCTTCAGAATGATCTAGCAGCTAGAACTACTGCGGCTGGCTCAGACGCTGTGCAGAAGAATATTCTTAATTACGCTCAGATCCAAACTGCACAGGCAGATGCAGCTACTAGAGCAGCTCAGGTGAATAAGACTACCACTGCAAAAACTGCATCCACTCCACCTCTGGATATCAGTAAGTTACTTCTGCAGCTAGGGATTAGTGCCGGCGCTAAGAAGTTATATGACAAGAGTGGACTAGGTAGTAAGATTGATGATTTGTTCAGCTCCGGCAATTCAGGCGGAGGATCACTTACAGCTGGTATTGATGCTAATGCTAGTGTAAATCAATTCGAAGCTGCTCTACCTGGCGAAAATGCTATTACCTCTTCTGTTAGTTTCGATGCGGCTCCTACAGCGGTGCAAGGATTCTCAGCTAGTATAGATGGATCTACTGGTACTGATGCTAGTGGTAATGCTATTACCAACAATGCAGCTTCTGCTGGCGCTGGTGCCACTGCTGCATCCAATGCTGATTTAGCTTCAGCTCTATCTAACCCAGACGCATTAGATGCATCTCTTGTATCTAATCCTAGTGGGGCAGCAGCAGAGGAATTAGGTGTGGGAGCCGGTGCTACTATTGCAGAAACTGGTGGTTTCGCAGCTGCTGATGCAGTAGGCGGAGCTAGTATTATCGAAGAGTTAGCACCTCTTGCAATCGAAGGTAGTTCTGTAGTGTGTTATGAACTCGTGCGTACTGGAGAGATGGAGAAGTATCTGGCAGATGCCAGTTCCGCCTATGCTCCTAAACTCCCCGCTGCTGTGATTCGTGGGTATCATTATATGTGCCCGTTGATTCTACGCTTGATGCGTAAGCACAGTACCTTCCGCAGTTTCATGCGCTGGGCAGCTGTTGCTCGTTCACACGAGCTTACTACTTCTAGCACCGCTGGTAAACTAGTTCGTGTAATCTTTGAGCCTGCTTGCTGGCTTCTCGGTCACACTGTTGCTAGAGATACTGCTACTCGTCTTAACATTCCGGAGATGCTCACCAATGCCTGAAATCACAGTGGCAGATCTAGTAGCTCAGCGAGATGTAGTTAATCTCGCAGCTCAGCAAGCAATGTCACAGATTCAGACTAATGCCACTAAAAGTAATGCGGCAGGAATTGCTATTGCTGAAGATCAGATTGTTATTGGAGCTGCTAATGCAGTGATTGTAGGTACTGAACAAGCTAAAGAAGCAGGTAGACAAGCACGAGCAGCTTCTATCGCTGCTTCCTTTGGTGGTGATCCTAATGCACCTAATGAAGCATTCAGTGCTCTTGGTCAGGAGTATATTAAGAGAACTGCGGAGTATGAAAAGAGTCTGAAGGAAGTAGCTCGTAGACAGCAAGTAGGTTTCTTTGATGACCCTGCTGAATACATTGTTAATCAGTTTGGTGGAATTAATGATGCTATTCATGAAGCAAATAAGAATGAATTGCTCGCTGAATCATCCAAGAAAACAATGGATCAGTTGAACAATTCTGTTCAGCAGATGACTGTTACTAGCAAAGCTACACTGGTTACGAAGAATGAAGCTACCACCGCTGCTGCGGTAGATGTGGTGAAAGCTACTGCGGATATTGCAGCGAATCAAACAAGAATGGTGAATGCGAAGAACGATACCGAGAACATTCTCGCACTGCAAAAGCTCACTACTGAACAACTTACTACTAACTTCCATCTCTTCGGTGCTGCTAATGCAGCAGAAGATCTGAAGATTAAACAAGCGAATTTGGCATTGCATACTAAGCAGGTAGACGCTACTCTTGCAGAACATAAAGTTCGCATGGAGGCGAAGGAAGAGGATACAGTATCTAAACAATTCTTCGCCAATACCATTAATGCAGGCAGGGCACGAAGCGGGCTTGCTCCTATGACTGTGCAGGAGATTGAATCTCGCAGGAAATTAGGCGGTGCTGCTGCGAAAAAGCTGGAAGAGATGTTCACCTATGGCGATCAGGTGAAGAGTACTGGCAATACTATCTATGCTGCTGATCCTAGCTCTTCTCTCTATCGTATGCAGACTATGGGTGCTCTCCCTACTGAAGCTCAGAGACCAATGCTGGATGCAATTAAAGCAGTTACCAGTCCCATAGTTAACGGAATGAAACCAAAGAATCAAGCAGAACTTAATGCAGCAGTGGATAAAACTAAACCTGCTGTAGCTGAATTCATTACTGGACAGAGAACAGTTATTAATGGTACCGATAAGGGTGCTAATATCTTTGCAGCTGTAGATCCACTCACCATTGTACAGATGGTGCCAGCAGTAGCTGAACTCCCATTCTATCAGCATGTGATTGCACCTCGCATTGTAGATGGTAAAGCAATTCCTACAGATCCTAAACAATTCGCAGGCACTGCTATTGCTGAATTAGCATCTGGTGGGCCGAATGCATTGACTTACAATCAAGTAGTTAATGGACTTCCAGCGTACTTTAAAGCAGCTGCTGGTGTGAATAATGCTACTATGAAGTACACTGATCTAGGTATTCAGAAACAGGATTCATACACAGTGTCTCTTCCTCTTCGCGGAGATATGGTGAAAGTGAATCTTATGGATAATGGACAATGGTCTTATTATGTAGCTCAGAAGCTTACTGAGAATCTCTCGCCTACACAGAAGTCTATTCCTGGTACACCTGCATTGAAGAATGAAGCTATGGCAAACTATCTTGGTCTACCTACTGAGACTATTGAACTTCTGCCTGTACTGAAGAAAGGTAAGTAGGAATGTTAGAAGATTCCGGTTCTCTCCAAGCTACTACTAATCCTTCTGAGACTCCATCCACTGAGGATGGTTTTCTCTTTGGTAGTACTCCTTCTTACCTACTCGCAGCTGATTCTCATGCAATTAGTGCAGGTAAGCCGAGTATGTTAGATCCCTCACAGTGGGGAGAGACTGCGCTGAGTGCTGGAAAATTCGGCCTAACTTCAGGAGTAGCGGCTGTAACCTCTGCTGCTAATTCTCTCATCACAGTAGGTAATTGGTTCGATGCTGATATTGAGAAGTTCTCTACAGCTGCTGCAATTCAAGGTTTAGATGATGATCTCGGAGCATACTATAAAGCGAATCAAGCTGGGGTGGATATAGTAGGAGATATTGTAGGTAGTTTCATTCCTGGTCTTGGAGGAGTTAAACTCCTGAACTGGGGACAGAAGGTTATGCAGAGTGTGGAGAAGACTGGGAGATTAGGAGCGAACTTCACTCGTGCTACTGGTCTCCTTGCTCCTTCTAGTACTGCTCTCCTGGGTGAAGCTACTGCTGCTCAGGTGAGTGCATCTAGTGTATTCCGCATTACTGAAGCTAATACTCTTAAAGCACTAGCTTCTGGTTTTGGTCAGAATGCATTGGAAGCTGCTGCATTCGAAACTGCTGTGCAAGTAACTATGCACTCTTCTCCTATCCTTGATGGTCAGGATTATGGAGATATAGTATCTAATGTAGCTTGGGGTGCTTTGTTTGGTGGTATTGCAGGTGGAGTTATCTCAGGTGCTAGAACTGTTGGAGAGATTAAGAAAGGTATTCGAGGTGAGGATCTGCTAAGTAAACCTTACACTCACATCACAGCTACTGCAAGTGTAAGTGATCCATTCGAGAAGATTCTCTGGGCAGTAAATGATATTCACTCTATTCCTACTCCTACAGGTGAGAGAGCAGTACAGTTCTCTTCACTTGCTGCTGAGAAGGTCTCCAAACTGAATAATGATATTCGTGGATATGTGCATGAGATTGTTGGAGGAGATAAGGAAGTAGCTAACCTCCTCGCAGACTCACTTCGCGGGATGAATAAGGAAGAAGTATTCGGAGCTGTGATGCACTTGAAAGCTAGTGCCCGTATGACTCAGGTTACTGGAGTTGAGAAGTTGCTGAATAAGAATGCAACCTCCCTGAGTGAAGAGCAACTCGCTGCTCAGTGGAATATGAAAGTATCTCACCTGAAACTCTGGGGTGAGGGAGCTGGAGAGGTTACTGCTGAAGGGCCGGGAGTACTAGCTTTGGCAGACACTCTTGGCAAGAATGAGATGCTCGCTGTGAGAGGGAACAAGGTTATTGCAGTTAATGCAGTCTCTGGTTCTGGGAGTAAGATCTTACACTCCTTCGACCCGAAAGTTAGTTGGAGTGCACTGGAAGCGAAGAGTATTCAGGAAGCTGAAGCTAGATACATCTGGGCATTACATTCTCCTCCTCTAAAAGATGGTGTTACTATCCATCAGTTCGATATACCTCTGCTAGAGAAAGCGGGCAGGGAAGGTACGGAAGATGTATACATTCTCGGTGATGGTGGAGTTAAACACTATGCTCCTACACTGGATTCACAGTTTATTGAGAGTGTTAAGCGCACTGTAGCTACCCGCCTTAAATATGCTACTGAAAATAAACAGATCGGTACTGATCCAGTAGCTGTAGAGACGAAACTGAAACAGATGCTTGGTATTAACTTCGAGGTTATTGATGAACCCGGAGTTATTGGTCAGTGGGTTCGCGGGAAAGTACACTGGAGTAAACAGGCACAAGCTATTCAGATGGATAGAAGAGCATTAACTTCTGTACCTTTATCTCGTCTTGTACAAACTATTAAGCATGAGGAAGGTCATAGCATCTTCGATACCATGCTTGACATTGGTATGATTCCTAATGAACTCCTGCCACAAATCCGCGTAGAAGCAGAAGCACTAAGTAGGAAGATGAGACCTCAACACTGGCAGAATGTAGATAAAGATTATATTGCTGGTAATACACAAGCATATTCTTATCTCCGTAAAGACCATGAACTTATGGCAGATACATTCTCCTACTTTGCTCAGCATCCAGGAGATTTACCTCTTGCTCCTACATTCAACTCCGTAGCTGGCCATTTAATTCGGCCTCTCGATCAGAGTGTAATAGACTCTCTTAATCTCCAGGTGAAGAAACTAACTGAAGGAGAGATTGCAGCAGTAACCAATACCCATCTCTCTTGGCTCAATCGCTCAGATCCTAGTGAGAAAGGTATGTTAGCTCTCCAGACTGCTAATGAAGAGTACATCGCTCGTAATGTTAAGTCCGGCCTACTCACTTCCCCTGAACAAGCTACTACTCCTGCATACTTCAAACCTCAGAATGTGAAATTAGGTTATGATGTACAAGCTATGCAAGATACCAATGGCCACGTACTGGAAGGTATGACATATCTGAAGCAACGGCAGAAATTGTATCAAGCTACTATTGACAATGTATTTGCGAAAGGAGTAGGTGACAGGCTCGGAACCTTCACCACATTCACAGATGAAGATACTATTCGTACTTCTCGTCTTGGTACTGGTTCCGTTCTTACTGGTGGCGCCGGTGGCAATTATGGTGATCCAGCATCTAAAGCAGAGTCTATCGGAGTAGCACTCTCTGAGCTTAAGAGAGCTAGAGTCTCAGAACTCAGTGAAGCTCTAGAATCATCCCGGTATGCGATTAAGAATTCAGAGCCAGCGAAACTGGAATATGCTACACTGTATGAGCAACTGCGTACATCTTCTGAGAACTACATTCTCCGTACCACTAAAGATGAGAATGGGAATATAATTAAAGCACAGGCGGTAAATAGGAAACTTGCTAATCCTGGAACTGGAAGGATTGAAGATGCAAGGATTCCTCCTGTGATTGAGATTACGAATATGGAACTTGCACAGTACTTGCAAGCTCACATTGCTACTAATGATCTGCGCCAAGTTACTAAGAGCGATATACGAGGTGCTCAGAGTATGGCTACTCAGAGAGATCTTAGCGGGAATATCTATCTTCCTCCTCCAGATCCTAAACAGTTTCAGCATTTCGCATTTGTGAGAGATACCAGTGTGACTAGTACTGGTCATGTATCTATGCTACATGCAGCTACTGAAGAGCAGCTTGCAGCCATGATCACTAAGGTACGCACTTCCTTTGGCGATACATTTGAAGTGACTACGAAGGAGCAGCAAGCTGCATTCCACAAAGCAAGAGGGGATTACCAGTACGATCTTGGGTTGAATGAGAACTATATTGATACTGCCATTAAGCGGAAAGGTATTTCTAACTTCTTCCCTCGTACTGATGGTGATAAACTTCTTGATCAGCATTTCGAGTGGGCTATTAGGCAGGAGCAGGGAGTAGCTACTGAACTTGTAGAACTTAAGTACTCTAAACCTATCACTGAACTCCGCAGGCAAGGACAGCAGTTTACAGATATCGCTACTTCTCGCTACACTGGAACTGGTGCAGCTGCTAAAGCAGAGGTGAAGAATCCCTATGAAGATATTGTTCGTACCATGCTTGATGTATCTAAGACTGCTGAGTTTCCTCTCTGGACAGCAGCGAACAGACTCGCTGAGACTAGTGTATCTAAACTCGCTAGCACCTTAGGCAACCTCTGGGCAGGTACTAAGAGCACAGCAGATCTGGTGCAGGTAAATGATGCACTCGCTAAGGCAGGAATAAAATCGGCCTACTATGATGCAGCTACTGAACTGCTAGCAAATCATACTGCTCCTAAACCTGTACTCTCAGATTTCATTCTCAAAGCTTCTGGTATCCTTAGTACTCTAGTTCTTCGTGCTGATCCTCTCAATGCACTTAACAATGGCTTAGGTGCTAATATTCTCCTAGCTGCTGAAGCAAACCATGTGTGGAAATATGCAATGAAAGGGGATACAGATATTGCAGGCAAGCTCGCAGGACTGGGAACAATTAGAGTACCTGGTACTGATTCCACCGTGCGCTCACCTGGGAAACTAATTGCTCAGGCATACTCAGATTGGTTCTCTGCTTTTGGAGCCGCTGGAGAAGTTAAGAATGAACTTAAAACTCTCTACCAGCAGAATGGTTGGATGACTTCCATTTCTGAGCAGATGAAAGCTACCTTTGAACATCTTATAGTGAAAGGTAATGAGACTCCTGCTGAACTGCAAACCATGCTCCAGAAATCTTGGGGAGCTATGAAGAGTTTGGGAGATGTAGCTGAGCGAGCTACTGGGAATAGAATGGCTGAGGAGATGAATAGATTCGTAGCTGCTAGGACTATGCATCTTATGGCTGAACCTCTAGTAGAAGCTGGAGAGATGAGCACGAAAGAGTTGGTATCATATATTAATACCTTTGTATCCCGCACTCAGGGAAATAGGATTGCATCTCAGAGACCAGTGATGTTTCAGGGACCACTAGGCCATAGTATCTCTCTCTTCCAAACCTACCAACTCAACCTGATGCAACAGATGTTCCGGTATGTAGCAGACGGGGGAGTTAAAGATGCGGCCTTACTCCTCGGATTGCAAGGTAGCATCTATGGTATGAATGGCTTACCTGCATTCAATGCAATTAATACTCACCTAGCAGGGAATGCATCTGGGAATACTGCACACACTGATATCACTGCCACTACCTTTGATGTAGCAGGTAAAGAAGCTGGAGATTGGATTCTTTATGGTATGGCATCTAATCTCTTTCTGCATCCTGATCTCAAAGTGAACATGTATTCCAGGGGAGATATTAATCCTAGGAATAACACTATCATTCCAATCAATCCAGCAGATACTCCAATCTATCAAGGTGCTACTAAATTCTTTGGTTCCATTTTTGACACAGTATCTAAGATTGCAGGTGGTGGGGATGTATGGAGATCAATGCTTCAGGGGATTGAACATAATGGTATCTCTCGCCCACTCGCAGGACTGGCACAGAGTATGGAAGCAGCAGTTTCTACTACTGGCACTGCATACTCCACAGATGCGAAAGGCTCCATTGTAAACCAGAATGATTTCCTGTCCCTAACTACTCTCTCCCGCATCGCAGGTGGCAAGCCTCTTGATGAAGCTATTGCTCGCGATGCTGTATTCCGCATTAATTCCTATCATGCGAAAGATATAGCTGAGACTAAACTTCTTGGTGGAGCTATGCGAACTACCATGATAGAAGGTAGAGATCCAGATCTGGAGCAACAGGATAGATTCTTAGAAGCATATGTAAAGCATGGTGGTAAGCAGGAAAATTTTAATAAGTTCATGATACAGCAGTACAAGCAGGCGAACACCTCACAAGCGAATAAGATATTTGAGAATCTTCGGAGTCCATTTGCTGTGAGTATGCAAAAAGTAATGGGTGGTTATCAACTTGATGATTTCAATAACTGATCTGAATGGAGGTTTCAAAATGAAATGGTTTAAAGTTCTCTTAGCTACATTGCTTTTGGGAGTATCTCAAGCGGCCCTGTGTCAATCAGCAGTAATCCGTGGTGAGAGTACACCTGGGAATTATGTCAATGTAAAGACTGATTCTACAGGGAATCTGTATACTGTAGGAGTAGTGAGTGGTAGTGCTGGAGTTAATAACCTTACCTCTGCTACTAATACTGCACTTACAGTCACAGGAAATGCAGCAACCTTTGGCTCTGCTAGTTCTACTCGCAAGTACATGCAGATCCAGAACAATGATACTACTGCAATTATTTGGGTAAATTTCGCTGGTACTGCTACAGTAGCCAATGGTATCAAACTCGGCCCAGGACAGATATATGCTCCACTCCTTCCACCTACTACTACCTTTAGTGCCATTGCTTCGGTGGCTACTGCATCTGGTACTGTAATCTTCACTGATGGACAATAAGGAGCACACATACCATGAAGAAACTTCTTAGTACACTTCTTCTCGCATTAGTCTCATTCGGTGCAGTAGCTCAGATCACTGGGCCACAATATAATCCAGCAGCCGTAGCTATCACTGGTGGATCTATAAATGGTGCAACAATTGGAGCTACTGTTAGAGCTGATATATTTGCCAACTCAGGTAGTTTCAATGCCGGACTAACTAGTTCTGGAGGATCAGCTGCTTCTTATGGATTAGTCGTCAGTAGATATACTCTAGCCGGTGGTTGGAATTATCTAGCATCTCTGTCAGATTCTGTTAATGCTACAATTCTTATTGGCATGAAGTCTGGCAGTGTAGTTTATCAAGCTGACGCTACTACTACTAGTATAGCTCCAAGTAATACAGAATCTCTTAAAATAACTACAGCATCTACATCTGCGTTAAATAAAATCTTTCCTGGAACTGATGCCGGTGCCTTTCAATCAACTGCCGGTATCTATGGCGGGTCGGGTGTACCTTCTAATGCTAATGGAAACAATGGAGATTACTATTTTCGCAGTGATACTCCGGGAACTGCATTGCAAAGGATATATGTTAAATCGGCTGGAGCTTGGGTAGGAATTATCTAATCATGATAGATTCCCGCAAACTAGAAGATCTGCATCCTGAATTCCGCTCTCGTCTTATCTCCTTTCTATCTCACTACCAACAAGTTACTGGAATAGAAATACTGTGGACTTCTACCTACAGAGATGTGGAGATGCAAAATGCCTTATATGCTCGTGGACGCACACTTCCTGGAACTCGTGTCACTAATGCTTGTGGCGGTGAATCTGCCCATCAGTATCGTATTGCTGCTGATGGTTATCCGCTCATAGGCGGTAAACCGCTATTCTCTACTGATGCAAATCACGACGGTAAGTTAGACGAGGAATGGGCAGTGTACGGGAAACTGGCCGTAGAACATGGACTAGAGTGGGCAGGGAATTGGGCTAACTTCAGAGAATATCCACATGTTCAATACACCGGCTCATATACTCTCCACGATATTATTGCTAATCCGAAATTTTTAGACTCACTTACATAGGAGTTATTAACATGGATATGTCTTGGCTTAAAACAATAGCACCCACAGTGGCATCAGCTCTAGGCGGCCCACTGGCAGGAATAGCAGTAACTGCTCTTGGTTCTGCATTAGGCTGGACAGATACTACGAAAGAGAAAGTAACAGATATGTTACAATCTGGTAATATGACTGGAGAACAGTTAACTGCCGTAAAACAGGCAGAACTAGTACTGAAACAGCATGAGTCCGATAATAACTTTAAATTCGCGGAACTGGAAATTCGAGATCGGGAATCTGCTAGAGCTAGAGAGATTGCTACTAAAGATACCACTCCTACCATTCTTGCTTGGATTATCATTGGTACTAGTATGGCAGCAGGTATGCTCATTCTCTCAGGCACTACCTCTGAAGTATTCAAAGATGCCACTACAGCTGCTACGGCTGGAACTGTAATTGGCTATCTATTCAATGAAGCTAAGCAGGTACTTGCATACTACTTCGGCTCCTCTGCTGGGAGTAAGGCAAAGGACGATGTGATAGCAGATCAAGTTAATAACAGTAAATAATGTTACAAAATCTGGACAATAAAAAAGCCACCTTAATCGGTGGCTTTTTTATTTCCTACTTTTCTTATCTGCTATCCCATGCACTTATGCCAAGCTTTACCCATTGCAAGATCTTTAGATCCTACATCATTCGGCTCGGCATACTGTGCTTGATAAGCAGCTTCTGCTACCTTAAGACACTTAGCTCGCTGTGCTGCTGTACTGCCCGGATATTTATCAAGCCAGTATGGGATACCTTCAGTTGCACAGCCTACTGAGAAAAGCATTACTGCGAGAAGTACGAAAAATTTAAGCATGATTGCTCCAAGTTAGATAGTTATAAAACAAAATCGGCCCACTTGCACCGACACTTTATAGTACTACAATACTCGTACTATTCCTAACGGTGTTTCTTACTCGGCATACCAAATCTATTTTTCTCCAGTCTGTCCACTCGCATTACCAATACATTAAATGCAGGGATGAATGCACTAAGATCACCACATACTTTCTGTAGTGTAAGTGTTTGAGCACCGAGAGTTTCTGACAGGAATGAGATTTTTTCAGTGTCAGTGAATTCATGCCAAACTGCTTCACCTTTAGCACCAATTATTCGGGAGACATACTCTTCATAGGTTTCGTCTTTGCTACGAGCTGCCCTATTCTGCACAACTACTGGTGCAGCTGCTATGCTCAATGCCTTCAACGCATCCAGTGTACCTGGGATTGGTTCTGTGCTCATGATACTTTCACTCCTATCGGTAAGATTAATAAAGTCCTTCTCTCCTGCAACTTCCTCACTAACATCTCACAGGTTGGTTTCATATCGTACATTCCATCCATAAGGATATTCAGTTCTGCTGCTATCGCTGCTATTGCACTAGCGAATGAATCTCCTGGATTTAGTTTCTGCTGCAAGTCTGGGTGCTTAGTGAGTTCCTGTTGTAGAGCTAGTATGTACTCTGGATACATTTCTATGTATGCCATATTTAATAATCCTTCTCTTCCTTTGAGAGTAAATTAAAATCCACCATACCTGCTGGTGGTTCCACTACTACCTTCTTCTTCGGTAAGAATCCTAACTTACCTATATACTGCACCTTCTCTGCTTCTCTCAATCCATTCATTATCTCACCTAACTCCTGCATGTTCCTTAGGTTCGTATGTACCTCTTTCCAAATATCTTTAATAGTTAGAGGGCGTACAGTCTGCTCTAGAACTACCATGATATGGTGTGCTACATCCGAATTCTTCGCCTTACCAAACTCACCTAATGCTTTATGCATTCGGTTCTCAGTGTGAGTGAGAATGGTATTCGCTAGGATTACATCATCTTCAGTGAGCACAGTGCGAACGTATGAGGCACAGACACAGAGACATAGTTTTAGCAGATGAGTGAATCTTCTGTTCGCATAAGAAGCGAATCTAGTATCTTCCATTCCCGGCCAGGTCTGATAGATCTTATCCAACAGTGACTCTGCTCCTGAGGTGAACTGCACATTCCCAACACATTTAGATCTTATCGCTACTAATACTTCCACCAGGGCAGCTGTCTCTTTAGGATCTGGTGTTCTTGGGAAACTAATCTTTCTTCCGGTACGCGAACCGTGAATTATAACTAACCTAGAAAAGAAACCTTGACCAAAGATCTCAGCAGGAAATGCAGTAGCGAAACCAGTGGGAGTATTGCCGCCTAGTACAGAAACAGTAGGATTAGGTATAGCAACAGACTTACCTGTTTTAATCCTGCTCTCATATATGCCATTATAATCCCAAAGACTACCTAGCATGGATAAGAATTCTATATTTCCATTACCAAGAAAATCATTGAATTCATCTAGCATTACACAGCATTCAGTCACATTACTTTCATTTCCAGTACCGAATAGATTGTGTTCCAGAATATCATCTGGACTACCACCTTGACTGCGCTCTAACATATCCAGCAGGAACTTCTCCTTACTAGTTTTATCCGCAGCCATTGCAGTATATCCTGCTTCCACCATGAGTTTCTTCATCATCTTAATAGCTGCACCTTTCCGCGTACCTGCATCTCCTAGAAGCATACAGTACATGTTAGGATACACTGTGAAATGTCCATGCTGAAAGTAGATATTTCTAGAGAGCAATGCACCTATACCAAATAGACTACACCAGCGATGATAGAATTTAGGAGATTCTGTATCGCTGGTGTACTGTGAATATGCTGCATGGAAATCTGCCATTTAGGTCAGGTTCCTCCTGTTGTTATTATTTAGCTAGATTTCAATTTGCCACAATATTCCAAAGTTATCGTTAAGAATGTAAATAAGTTCTACTCTGTCATCCTCTTCTTCGAATACTTGTCTAAACTTACTGATCTCTAATCCTGCTAATTTTCCTGTGGCAAATAATTCTTTATATTCAGTATCAGTTACATTAACACTGAGTGACTGATCATTTTGTTTGAGAGTCACATCCAAAAGAAAGTTCATTCTAATTCGCTCCAATATTTTCCACCAGTTTTAATGGCAACCGGAACTACTAGTCGCCTCGTTATACCCCTGACATCAGTTACATCTACAGGTATTTCCATGTTCTGTTTCACTAGACCTATCAGATACTCATGACCTTCTCGGTACTGGAAGAGTATAGAGTCATGGATCTGAGCACAGAGTTTGAAATGATCTGGGTATCTCATCCATACATTATAGAATACTAGCATCCACGCACGATTGAGAGTTAGAGCATTTAAGTTCTGTGGCTTATGGGCTACTGCACTGTTGAGTGCATGTTTAGATTTTGCAGGGTCAGCAAAGAATCTGCGAGTCCATTTCTTATTCTTATTGTAATCTAGATGTGCTGCATAGTACTCCAATCCATTTAAGGTAGATGACTGTACTACTGCAGGTACTGCCGGAGATACTAACATCCCAGTAGTAGCTATCTCATACACTACCTTCTCATAGAACTTCCCTCGAATATCTGGATAGGTTTTATCGAACTGCTCTAATAGATATGTAGCTATCTCTACCAGTCCCCAAGTCTTACCTGGATACTTCTCCCGCAGCTTTAGCAATATCGCGGCCTGATATACCTTATCTTCTCCCATAGTATCTATGAGTACTCCTGGCCCCATATTATAATTAGCTCCGTGATTCACTCTCTTAGCTAAATCCCTCAGGGTCTTGTCAAGAATTTTCTTTGTATCTGGGTTAATAATACTTTCATACGCAACTCCAAAGAAGGATGAAGCATTTGTAGCATGAAAGTCCCTCCCAGAATTAACTGCTTCAAGAAGATTTCTATCCCCGGAGAGGTAAGCTGTATCTCTAGATTCAGCCTGTTCGAAATCAGCTTCTCCGAATCTAAATCCTTCATCGGAGATAAAGAACTGTTTGACACTTTCGCCACGGACGATGTTCTGAATTTGGAATCCACACCAAAAATGGTGGTCTCTAGACGCCAGCCTAGCTGAGTCTGTTCCATGCGGATTAAGAGAATATAAGATTCTTTCATTCAGTGTGATTCCGTCTTTAAGGTAGGAGGAAATAAGTTTTCTAGTCTTTCTAATGCTAATAACCTTGTCGATAATTCTTCCATTAAGAGGATGCCGCAGTTTTGCTTTAGCAAGGTTTTTAGCATCGCTCGACGGGAGATCACTACAGCCGAGCACCTTGAGTAAAGATTTAACTTGTACTGGACTGTTGGTGTTGAATGTGGGAGTAGCAACCATCTTCCTGAGTTTAGTATATTCATCTTCTAACTCTACTTCCTTCTGTGTGAACACCTTATCAAACACTACTCTATCCCTTGCAATCCCTGTCATCTCAGCAAGGTGGCATGGGAATACCAGAGGAAACTCTTGCAGGTAATTCTCCTTCGCCCACTTCGGTGCTTGCAAGTGCCACGCTAGAAATACATTCGCAGTAGCCCAGAGATCTTTTGCATTGTACAGATAGTATTCTTCTAAATCAGAAGTAACAGAATCATCTTTCCAGTATCTAGCAGTACGTACGAAAAAAGCATTGAGGAAACCCAGATCTTTTGGGAGTTCGGAATACCAGGAATGAAACATATGTGCAGTATCCCAGTAATAACACATAGGTACTGCATTATAACGAGAGAGATAAGCGATGTCATATTTACCATTCTGAAAGATCTTAGGAACTGGGAGATCGTTAAATCGTTTTATCCACGTGAGATAATAAACCGAAGTACATGGTATGACAATACAATGAGTACGGATACTGTCACCATCAAACCATATACCTGCAAAACCGACACAGCGAATACTAAGGTTCTCTTTAAAGGTTTCAATATCTTCTGCAATTGCTGCTGCAGAAGTAAATGAATTATAGAGCGACTGTAATGTACTTTCATTTGCAATCTCCCAAGAGAAGGTAGTTTCAGGGAACCATGTTTCGCGTTCAGTTAGCTTGGTGATATAACGATGGATTAGAAAACTGCCATAGGGAACAGTGAATAGATGTTCTAGAGGATGAGAGAATACTATTTCTACACCTTGATAGAGGAAGTAGCTGCCTGCGTAGTCATCTATACTAGGTGCTTTGCGCTCTGGGCGATTCACCAGTTTCTTCAATATCTCTACTTGAGTGCAGATCACACCAGTAATGTGTTTAGCCTTACAGTACATCACTAGTTCAGTGAGTGTACCGAAAGGTTTGGTGTAGATGAATGTGGAATTCCCTGGCTTGATATACTTCTTCAGATACGGAAGATAGTTAGTGTCTTCATATGTACCTACGAATGCGAGGATCATACAAACACATGCACTTCCACAATCTCAGGAGTTTCTGAGCCGGGGATTATAGTAAGCATCTGATCTTTCAATCTCGTGGCGAAGATATCACCACGGTTCACTACCTCATGAACCATGGTGGAATTGAATAGCTTCTTACCTGGGATTACTCTCAGGTAGATGTCATCTTTGTAGATGAAACCTTTCTTAGTCTCAGCTATTCTGTATTGCTTCTTAAGATTACCAGATGTAACTGGCTCTTCAAAATGGAATTGCATCCACATTTCTTAGTATCCTTCCAGGACAATGTTCTATAGTCAAATTTATTCTATCTTCATCGCTAAGCTTGCAGCTTCTAATCGCTTGATACAATGCTCCGTAACTTGCATAATCGCAGCACTTACTTCCTTTTCTGTGGGGGAACCAGTAGCCACTACAGGTGCAAGTGATCTGTTTATATTTCTTAACAACTCTGTATTTTCTGCTACCGCACGACTTGCATTTTGGTATGCGGTTTGCACTAGTATAGCCAGAGCTGTGGTAGGTATCGGGATACTTATTGAGGACGCGTCGAGCACTGCACTTGGAGCATCTGACATAGTATTTCATTGCTTTCCTTGTGAGAGAATAATTATATTAGTACCGCCCAGTGTATGCAGCGGTATGAATCTAACTACTTAGTACATTGATGCATTAGGGAAAAGATACTGCTTTAATCCCAAGATACTTCACACTCTTATCATCCTTCTTATGCCGAACTACTGTGACCAGCATGATCTGCAAACCTTTCGCAGCTTCTACTACCTCACTAACCTTGCTCATGTTCAACTGCTGAGCGATAGGTTTAATGAACTCTTTGAAACTACCTTGTCCCAGTTCATTATCCATCATGAACGCAGTAGAGGTTTCAGTTCCAGGAGCAGGAGGAGTGTCAGTTGGGTCTGCCAGTTCTACCACATCGGTGATACGGAAGGTTGCTTCAAATGCAGGATGCTTATTGATATCCTTCTTCACAATTCCTACAATGGTAGCGAGATAAGCTCCTGCTGGAGGAACCAGGAACTCCGGCATATCTGCCAGGTCATCCAGATTCATATCCAGGAGATCATCCATTGATGCTGCTTTAAACTCTTTCTTAGCTTCTGTCATGATTGATTAACTTTCGTAAATGATTGAATGAGTGAATAGAATTTACTAATCTCTTTCTGTAGATCTTTCAGAGTACCATCATTCTTTAACAGATATGTTCTATCTGATTGCGGAAATAATAGTGTCTGTTCTGATCTATGGTTAGCGATACCAACTGCGCCATTTGCTCCTTCCCTAGTGATGTGACATATCCAGCCACCTTGTTGAAGAATCCAGTCTACTTCATTCTGGAATCTGACATCTGTGATTAGTGCTACTGTAGGTACAAATGTATTCCACTGTACTTGCATTCTCTTAAGCCAGATATCCTGAGAGATAATATCTCTGCCCATTTCAGTACCTACTAACTGAGCCATTTGACGAGGAGACAGATTCCAGAAAGGATCTATTTTTTCTTTATCTTCTACAGTATCAAAGTACCAACGAGGTACTCCGAACATTTCAGCTGCTGCATCTTTAACTGGTTTAGCAAATGCGAATTTAGATATAACTACAGGATGATTTTGGCGATAGATAGAACCAAACCAGTCAGCTGTAGTATCTTTCCCTGCACCTGCATGTCCATAGAAACCTACTATTAGCTTAGGTTTATGATTATTCATAGTTTCTTCTCCTGCGCAAGCTGCGCGGCGATGGCGTCAGCGGCTTGGCGTAGCGTTGCGCCGGATTGCTTCTTGCCAGCGTCGTCAAAGTCTTGCGCCATCATTTCAAGCGTGTCGAGCAACTCCGCATGTCCCGGCGCGCTTGCTGCGAGGGCGCGTTTGTTCCATGCGTCAACAAGCAATTCTTTCTTATAACGATTAGGAACCTGCGCACCGCAATGGTAGCAACACATTGACCAAATAACTCCAGTTGGGCTTTCTCGTGTATGTTCGTGCCTGTCGAATCGAATGTCAATGCCACCACAAAAAGGACACGGCTTTACCGCCGCCAGCAACTCCGACTTGCTCTGTGTCATAGCATTATCCTTTCTTCTGTTCCGCTAACTTCGCTCTCAATGCTTCTAAGTTAGGAGTAGCCTGCACAATTGTATTAGTCTCAGTCACACTGGCCGGTGTAGTACCAGTCGGCCGAAAGATAGCCAGTAGTGAAGGTGCAGTCTTAGTATTCTCCACTGCCACATCAGTTCTGGAACCTGTGAGCATACTACCATAACCTGTGCTACTTCCAAATGCATGTTTCCTATTCTTAATCTCCGCATACACTACATGATCAAAGTACTTAGCTGTGTTCCGAGAGAAGTTAGTAGTACCAGCAACAGGTACTAGTTTCATATTACCATCCTCTAACTGTGTCTCTACCTCATGAGTGATACACACTATATTACATTTCGCTTGCTGTACCTGAGACAGAAACTTATCCATCAACTGACCTTGGTTCCTGTAATCATGCCACTCAGCTTTATAGGTATCTTCTTGCCCCTTCGTTAGATGATTCATCGCGCTATTGGCGAGCTGAGTGAGAGAATCTACTACAATGATCGTATCATCTGGAGTTTCTGAGAGACAAATTTCCGTGACTGGCTTGCTATCCTTCTTGCAGAGCTGACAGGAAACCTTACCATGTTCCTCACAGATAGAGACTCTGGCTCCAGTAATGACCTTGAGCATTGTTTCAATTGCGATCGGAAAAACCTTTGTATCTGGAATGGATATAAGGTTAATACGTTCTTGCCATTCCTTCGGGAGTTTCGTAAGAGTAACATATCCATTCTCCAAGTCAAACCATTGAAGGTTGAAGTGCTCAGCTAGTTTACCTACTAGCTCAGTCTTACCAGATTTCGGCCCACCATATACTATTACACGGTGAACGGTAGATACTTTCTTATCGGTGAGTTTCATTTGTAGAAGGTCTCTCTTAGTGTCATTAATTTATCCATAACAGGCTGAGGTGCATTTACTTGCAAGCCTACTAGCACCAACATGTGTGCCATACCGTGCGCCTTAACTTTGTTTTTCTCGTCTCGCACGAATTGCATTAGTAGTTCCCAGTTCATACTATTTCCCTTTCTAATTGCGAATTTACCAGATCTAACAGATTTAGGTTGATAGTGTATTCCTTATCTTCCACCTTTACATCATTCGTGTCTACCAGATTCTCAGTCTTCATACCACAGAGATTGAACCAGTCACACTGACGGAAGTAATCATAGCAGGACTCTCCGTGTTGCGGGAATAGTCCACCAGCACTATACATCTTGATCATCTCACAGTCATACAGGAGTTGCTGAATCCAAACCGCTCGCTGGAGATAAGACTTCCCAAATGGCAGTGCTTCATATTCCATGTTCATTGAATGGTACACTAGATATAGTACCTCATACTCACTAGCACCTGGAGCAATGGTATCTAGAATAATAGAATACCCTAGAGCCTGTGCAGAGTTCTTATACTGTGCTTCATCTACCCTATTCTTGGTAGTCTTACACTCCAGTACTCGAAACTTCTTACTCTCCCGATGCACCAATACAGCATCGACATAGCCGCGATAGATAAATCCATCAGGCAGAACAATACGAAACGAAAGTTCAATGGCTGGTTTCCCTCCAATATAAGCGAGGTCATAATCACCAAGATGGATACCATTAAACACAGTAGGAAACTTTGCAACTGCATGTATTGCGAGGCAGAGAGACTTCTTAGCTTTCTCTTCTTCATCCCACAGTGGTGCATCCCAAGCAAGAAATGCTGCGAAGATTGCACGCTCGGTAGATTGTGATTGTAGGTACTCTTGGATACCAGCACCAACGGAGTGACCATATGCGAATGTGACATTAGGATTCTCTATTAGATTACCTTGTTCATCATAAACCAAACGCTCTTTCAGCTTGTCCAGTTGGAATCTCCGAGGGCAGGCATGTAGACTGAGGTTGCTGCTGTAAGACATTAGTTTCAGTTTTGGGTGTACCTGATCTGTCAATGTGATGTCCATTGTATATTACTTTCTTAGCTAGTTTCTCTATGCATACTGGATGAATATTTAGGAAGCGAGCGAAATGATACAACTCGTATTCGTGTGGTCTACTGCGTTTACAGTAGGAACAGTGCGATCGTAATACGGTATCGTCACTAGACCGCAGACAATTCCAGCATCCTCCGTATGGTTCATTGATCGGATACTCCTGGAAATGAGGCGGAATTGGATTAGCCTTAACTACTTCTAATAACTTATTCGCTTCATTGAAATAGTTGATGTAGTATGATTTCCTGTACCTCAGATAGATGCACAGGAAAAGATAGAGATCATCACTGTAATTGGTATCCACGGGCAAGTATCTCCTGCTTTGCTTGCATATTCATATCAAGGTACTGTGAATCTATCACTGAGAGAATAGCTTCAACAGTAAGTTCATCTGACCAATCTGCTGCATGAGGAAATTCTATTTCATTACGAAGAAGAGAGAGACCATCAGTTAGCTGGTAGAAATAGGTATGAGTGAATAGGGGATGCGCACAGATTACAATGCGACAATAGTTTCTAGTACCACACCAGAGTACCTTCACTGGTTTAGCATCTGGAGGGTCAGCAAAATCTACCATCACAGATCTTCCATAGTAATCTGCTTACCACCTTTACTCTTACCTGCACCTTTAACTATCGCACTCGCAATGGTAGTCTGTGTAATATTCATTAGCCCAGAAACAACAATACCGACTTCATCGTCGGATAGTGTGGTGACTAATGCAGGATCTTTGCGTAGTGCAGTGTGGATTATTTTAGCTAGGGAATGGAGCTGAGGATTAGCTTCCAAGAGCTGTGCTTGGAGAGTTAAGATGGATTCTTTGATCTGCTCAGTAGGAGTCATGATGGGTTCGCATCCAATTCGGATTGGTTTTTATAAGGCTTAAGAGATGGATTAGATTCATGTTGGGTACGTAGTACACCTGCCACTGCACAGGTACAGTAGTAAGGCTGAGTGCCTAGTGCATTAGTACCTATGAGAATGTAACCCATATTATTGCATAGGCGACAGATACCAGATTCAGATACTTGTGGAATAGGTGTGTTCATGATATTAGAACTCCAATCCTTTCTTCTCTGCAATCCACTTAGTCACTACTATCTCATCTTCACCTACTGTGTTAGTTCTCTTCAGTGAATCCATCTGTGATAGTGGGAACCATTCAGTAGTCTGTCCTTCTATTGCAAACTGTACTGCCTTATCAGTCTCTCGGAGAATGGTGCCAGTGAAGGTTACTACATCTTTAGTTGCTCTTGACATCTGCGCCCATCTCCATAAAGTTAATTCCAGTATCAATGCCAAGTTTCTCTTCCACTGACTTATACACCTTCAGAGAGAAAGTAATCTTGGATGATTCCCGCTTGAAATACACTCTCACAAACCATTTCTTTTCTGAGAGCATAAACTTATACAGTGTATCTTGTGTTCTTTCTTTCAGTACTGCTTTAATCACACGACGATGATAGGCAACAGGTGATGCTACTGTGCATTTACCTGTTGCCTTGAGTTGTTCCCAAATTGCTTGATACTTACGCATCTTCCACTTTTAGGATTGTGTATGGATACTTCTTTGGTTCTAACCAGAGAGTTAGATTGTATCCATCGTCTACTAATTTTTTAGTGGTACCTTGTACATATTCTAACTCTGTTGGTTCAGTAATAGCTACTACTACTTTAACTGGTACTACATCAAACCTCAGTACATCTTTCGCATTCTCTTCCTCATATCCTATACCTCTAATCGTTCCTTCCATCTTAGAGCGTACTGATCTGATATGAGATTGGAAGTTCTTTAGATCTTCTTGAGATGTGAAGGATAGAGTGATCTTTTTACCAGCTACTAGCTCGGCATAGATCTCTCTGACGGATAGAGCTGTTGATGGAGTGTCTGACATAGGGTTTCCAATCTAGTTAGTTATGTTTCTCAATGCTTACTCCACAGATTAGAGTTTTGTTTAGTTAAATGATTAAGCATCAACCAAACCAATTCTGTGGGCTAAGCACTATTCCTGTCTAGTGAGTCCGCTTGATTATCTCGCGCAGAATACTATGAGAGGGGCTTAACTACCTGCGCAGGGTTCTATACGTGTACTACTCCTGTGATCTGTTTCTCATGCTCTGCTACCCTAGCTTCTAACTTCCCAACCTTTTCATAAAGAGCGTAGTATCGATCTTGCATAGTGTTAAGACGTTCACTCATGTGATGACTATAGTTCTTGACGTTGTTACCGAGATCTAGTACTGTGCGAGCAAGAGTTTTTTCTACTGGTTTGATAGTCGCTAGTGGCGCTTCGCAGTCCGCACCTGCTGCACTGGCAATTGTATTCATTGCTTCTTTAAGAACTTTATCTACTGCTGCTTTACTCACTGGTACTTTAACTGTTTTCTCTCTCTTTGCTGTACTCATGGTATGTGTCACTCCTGTGATTGAATTGGAATTGGGTATGGTAGTTATTTATAAGGATACCAGCCTTAAGTAGTTACGTTTAGTGCCAGAGCTACCAAAGGCAGAGGATACTTACACAATTAACGTCAACAAGTATCAAGAGTACGACTGGATATAGGATGTACCTAGGTACGAGGCTACAGACAATCCAGTAAGTCTTAAGCTCCTAGTGCAAAAGCCCTAGTAGACTTGTGATCTACTAGGGCTAGGTACTACATTACACTTTTGGTGTATTAGAGGTTGGCGCTCAGATCAACATCGTGACCTTTGATAATTGCATCTGCTTTATTGTTCAGGAATTCAAACACATCAGCAAACTCTTCTGCATTAGTGGTAGCTGCAAACCACTGACCCAGTTGGCTCTTAAGAAAGGTAACAACTTCTTTCTTAAACTTGCATTCCTGAAACCGGCCAACCAAGAGTTTAGCAGCATTGCCAACTTGGTCAACACTCTTACCAGTAACAGAGGGAACAACTGCAAGATAATCCTTGGTGAAAGCTTCCCAAGTTTCCTTGCTGATACCACCACCACGACGATCCGAAGGCGGGAGATTAGCAATGTAAGCCCAAGAGAGTTCATTAGCTTTCAGAGTCTCTTGAGTGATCTTAACATCAGAGTTAACTTGCTCGCGTGCTTGGATGACTACTACATCTTCCATCACTGAGAGCAGGAGTTCAAGTTCTTTCTTTGCTGCTTCTTTCGCTTTCTTACCAGCTTCATCATCTGGGTAAGTAGCTGCTGCACGAGTGAGAATGTCGATTACTGCTGCATCGGTAGGTACACCGAATTTAAGATTAACAGTCTCTCGTTTGTTACCGAGTTCATCCTTTTTGAAATGGAACTTAAAAGCTTTTTCGATAGTGAGGGAAGGTGCTGCTTGGGGAATTGCAGACATGATGTGTTTCCTTTGCTTAGTGGATTGGATTGATACTACATTGATACTGCGGTTTGTACTACTTACTACTGGTACTAATGTGAGTAGGGAATACCTACCACAGTTTCTCTGCTACAATGAACAGCGAACCTTTACCATCTACATCTTGTATTATTCTTTTCTCTCCTCTAAGTCTGCTATACTGTGAGCATATCTCTTCCCAGTTACGAGAGATATCTAAGCAGACACCGAAGTTATAAAGATAGAACATAGTAGTTACTCCTCCTTAGAAGTGATGGCGAATTGTGATAGTAACATGGGGCCGGGTTGATGTCAAGAGGGGATTTTTATGCTAGATAGAGTATATGATACTAGCAGAGTGTGAAACTTATATTCTCATACCAATCATATGTAATACCTTCACTATCTTCTAACGGAGCTGATAGTACCTGTTTAATAGCTTCTTCTGCTTGTTCCTCTGTTAAATCTAACTCACCTAAATCTACATTGAAAGACACATTAAGTATTGACATGATCTATTCTCCAGTTAGTTTCATTTGCTGTTGCTTATCCGCGATTTTACCTTTGAAGTATTCTGCTTTCTCCGCCAGAGTATTACCTTTAATCCTCTGACTAAGAATCCCTTTTTCAAATGAATTGGGTTCGCAGATTATGTACAGTTCCTCTCTTGGTCTGGTACATGCAGTGTAAAGTAACTCTCTTTGAAGCATAATGTTATGGGATTGGTGCAGGATTAAGAATACTTTTCTCCACTCAGAACCCTGAGATTTATGTACTGTAAGTACGTATCCCAGAAGTAGAGAGTTGACTTCGGAAGCGGTTGAGATACTAACTTCCTCTTCTGAATGGTACATACGGAGAGTTATTACATGTGATGCCTCCGTGATTCTATCTTCACCTGCATTTCCTGCCATTAGATCAAGCATAGAATCTATATCATCTAAATCCTTAGCTTCCGCTTCCAGTTTGTGTACTACATCAGTGGTAGTTTCTGGCTTTCGATAGTGCCCCCAACGATCTAGAAGTATGCTAGGTTCTTGATACTTCACTCCAGAGTAGGAGCCGTTCATGCTGATGGATACTATCTCTGCATCTTCTTTATCGTACAGTACCTTATCTCCTACTGCCAGATAATGTTTCTTGAAACCTGCAATGATTTCATAAGTTACTGCTTTTCTCTGAGTAGCTATGAACTGAGCAATGAAATTGTTTAGATCAATAGAACCGAATGCTTTATTGAATGGAATTAGGATGATATCTTCTGAGGGATTGTACTGTCCTGCTTGGATAGCAGCAGTGAAGAATTTAGCAGCAGTGAGGAGAGCTGCATCTGGATGGAGTTTCTTTTTCCACGGATGGATTTTTAGTTTCTCAGGTACATAGAAGGTAGGGAACTCAGATGCTAGTATCTCTTTACCAGAGAGAATTCTATGCGCCAGCCTAATAATAGGAGATTCCAACGCTTGACGGTAAACCTCGGTAAGTTCAATCGTCGGTAATTCAAGCATCTTATATCCCAGTATTGCGCTTCCGAATACCGGCGGCAGTTGTTGAATATCACCAAGAAATATGTATTGTGGTTTATGCGGAAGTGCATTTTCTAACTCCTTAAAAAGTTCTACTGATACCATAGAGGGTTCATCTAGGACTACAGTAGTAATAGATGCAGGGAGAGGATTACCAGCATGGCGAGTAGCTTCAAAACGCATAGTATTCTTCATCTTCTGCGAACCTTCATCCCATACTTCATAGTACACTGGCTGGTACTCTAGCAGTTTATGAATAGTGAGAGTATTACCTTTCATAGATTCAGGCATTACTTGTTTCATATTCATTACTGCGCGTCTGGTGTAGGCGCAACATACAATGCCAGGAGTATCAGATGCTAGATACTTATGGCCATCATTGATGTACTTACCGGCAGAACCATCTGCGATTTTGTAGTTAATGATCTCTCGTTCACAGGTAGTTTTACCTGTACCAGCAGCACCTAGAACGATTAAGGATTTACCTTTGAGTGCGGTAGTTACTGCTAGTGATTGGAGTTGGTTGAGAGTGATAGCAGTAGTACCATCTTTACTGAGAGATTTGATAGCAGTCTCCAGTGGTTTTTCTGGTACTGGTGACACTACTGGTGCAGATGTAGGTGTAGATGCGGATGCAGCAGCTGTAGCTCTTGCTTTAGCTAGAAGAGCAGCTAGGCGATCAGGATGTAGTGGCATAGTGTTAGTCTGCTACCTTAATTAATACTACTGGTTGAATGGATGAATCTTTAGGTTGACGGAATGATAGTGCTATCTGCTTGCTAGTATTTCTGGCCTGATAGATTAGATCAGACAGGTTAGCATTATCTACCATGAATAATCTGTATACTATATCTTGGTGTACTGTAGTATCATAGATCATTCTACCTGCTGCAAACTCTGGATGCCAGTAGAGTTGATAATACTTAGCTAGTTTAGGTTTCAGCCATACTGGTACATTCCACTGTGTTTGTATGATTCTCTCAAATGCACCAGATGATATATGCTTAGCTATATTGATTTTATTCGAGCTAATATATGCATCTAACTGTGCAGGAGTAAAGATACTAGGAGAATTAGACATTCTCACCACCATCACCTTTCTGCACTGCACTAGCAGCTAACTTCTCTGCCATTTCCCATGCAATCTTGGCTCTCAGATAAGCTACCTTGCTAGGATAGTCTGCTTGCACTGGTAGTTTATCAGGTGCGCCCATTACTAGAGCCTGAATGTTCGCTTGCTCAGTAGTGGTAGTTTCATCTATGATCTTAAATGGAGAATCATTTAGATCTAGGCCGAGGAAGTTCTCATGCTTGGCTACGCTATCATACATTAGGCGCAGTAGTGAGCTAGAGAATTGTGTGCCATGCTCTAAGTTATCTTCTAGATAGTCTACTATCTCTTTCAGATCATTCAGTTCTATTTTCCAGATTTGGTAATCGCTACGGCCGCAGTTACGAATGATCTCTTTCCAGTATTCATTACATGCAATGCTGGTGCCATTGATAGATAGAAGTGTGTGAGGGAATGAGACGGCAGCATCTGCCCAATCTGCTAAGATACGAGCGTAGATTTCTGGCCTGCGCTGAGGATTATTAATCATGCGCTGTAGTGCTAGTTCGCGATTAATCTGGCGATCTAAATCGGAGCGGATTACTCTACCAGTTTCAAATGTTTCCCTGCACTCATACCAGCTATCTATCCAGTAGCGGATATTGGATAGATCACAGTTATCAGTAGTTACTGCATAGTGTGGGATAGTGATAGATGGTACTTTAATTGTATCCACCCAGTTCACTATCTTAGCTAGGCGCTCCATGTTTAATGCTACAGTGGAGTCAGAAGGTCTAGCTTGTGCGCGGAATTCTATTGCACCAGTAGAATTCATTAGACCCAGGAATAGGAGCTTAGATTCTACTGGCTCTAACTTACCTTCTACCCAGCGCGGGAGAAAGGATAGTAGTTTCCTAGTAGGTAGAGATAGGATAGGATGTGATTCTGTGCGATCATTAATAGTGTGTGGGAAATGTTCGCAGCGGTATGTGATACCAGAAAGGGCGCAGATTATTGTTGTCATGGTTTTATAGCTCGCATCCCATTGAATACATATGGCAAGCATCTATGTATGCAGAATTTGGAAAACTTAAAGCTATAAGGTGCATTTGTAGTATGAATTCTTTATGCATGATGGTATTACTCCTGTAATGATAGAATCAAAATTGCGGATATTGTCGAGTATGTAGTTAGCATACTCTGCCGTTACCTTCTAGCCAGTATGTCACATAGAAGCCGCGGTCAAGTTTAATGCCTATTCACGCTGTTAGTTTTATATCTACTAACGCTCGGTTTAGCTACCGTTTATGGGCTATACCTGCCATAACTCAGGTTCACTGCATTATTCAGGTATTACAAAATTTATATCTGCTGGTATATTATGTGAGCAGATATAAATTAAATCTTGTTTTTGTTTTTCTCTTTCAGCAGTAACAGCTACACCAATAGCAGTAGTAGTAGCAGCAGCATCAGCAGCTACACCAGCAGCAGCATCAGCAGCAGCAGCAGCAGCAACATAAGCAGCATAAGCATAAGCAGTAGCATAAGCAGTAGCAACATTGGTAGTATAATTGTTTTTAATATGCTTAACTCTACTAACTGCTCTGTTAATCACCCAAAGTTTTTTACTCCAATCTGTTTTAGTTGTACGATAACACCAGATTGCATCTTGGATATTATTCGATTGTGCGATAGTTGCAAACGAGATAAGTTCATTATCTGCTTCTGTCTTACCAAGATACCTACACAGTCTAGTGTATCCTCCTGAACAGGGTAAACATTCGCGGATTGCATTTAATGTAGTGAACATGGTATTACTCCTGATAGAATCATTGATGAACGGTTGAGAAATGTACAAAACTCTAGACAACAGTATAGGATACCATTGTCTAGAGTCTGTGTCAAGCGAAATTTATTGCGCTGTTCACTGTATCACGGTACTAGCTCATTATACAGTGAGCAAGTATTACGCCATAGTCTACGCGGCGCATAGTATGCAAGATACCTAGCTGCGCAGATAATGGATACATTAGATGCTAGGAATTTAGCATTGGTGAGGAGATGCATACTATAATCCTTTCATTGCCAGAATATCAGCAGCAATAGCACGTTGGCGAGTTAAACTATTATCTTGGTGCAATTCAAATAATTTATGTGTTACTGCTTTTGACTTTGTGTAATTTACTCCACAGCGCAGACAATGCAACTCATAATTACTGTCATTTATCATCTGCTTAGCTTGTTTAAGAGCTAATTCTACTGCTTTAATTGTAGCTATTTGCATGATGTGTAACTCCTATATCAAATACTGAAACCCTGTTGTTTCAGTATTACTACAAAACCTTAATTACCTTAATTACCTTTTGCACCTTCATTTCAACCTCGTCCCCTGCCTAAAACGGGGTCATTCTGACCATTTGCGTAGACTTATTACTCCCAGACAGTGAGATAACTAGATACGTTCTATACCTAAGCGTCTATATTTAGGGGTCAAAAAATTAAATTCATTTTGAAGGGATAGAAACTACCAGAGAATATGATAGATACTACTGTGAGCTAGTAATAAGTCTACGCAAATGGTCAAAACAGGCTCTATTTATGGTGGGTGGCCCCTCGGAAATGAAGGTGCAATGGGTTATTAGGGTAATTTGGGTTATTCAGCAATTTTGGGGTTTATACGTTACTGCTACAACTCCGAATCCATGCAGTAAATATCAAAACCATAGTACCCACACTGTAAGGCTTCGCACCAAAAATCAAAGTAGCAATTTTGGATAGCTCGATAGCTTAAATGCTAATCTGTTAACCTGCTATCGAATATCTAACAGGTTAACAGGTAGCATTACACTAGCAGATGCGCTCTACAATCCCAACATCTCCGCGTCATCCACCTTAGCCATTGCTTGCACCTTCGCTACCAGTTTCGCACCCAATGCATCTGCTTCCGCTCCGACAATATCAAACGCTTTGAGCAGATTCACTCGCACCTTCTCAGGGTAGAAAGTCTTTCCGCCAGCAAGAGCTGTAATCTTGCCCTTGTAATCCGCAACAATGGCATTGAGTTTCTGGGTTTCCGCTTCTGTAGGCGTATCGCTCACACCGAGTTTATTGGCGAATGCCACCGTGAGAGTATCAGCGGCATTGGTATCAAACCATGTACCGAGAATCTCTTTAGTAAGCCGATCTGATTTCCCTTCCTCGATCAAGTACGCGATGATCGCTTCCTCGCTAATCTGCTCGTTGGTGACTTCCTTCTGCCCTGCAATCACGCGAGCACGTATGATAGCATCTTGCACACCTTGCATGTAGCTCAGGATGTAAGGGCGCATTGCCACTGTATACGACTCCAACATTGGCACACTCACAGCAACAGATGCCCTCTTAACTTTCGTCTCTGCGTCAGTCTTAAATGTGATGGTACTCAAGCGCTGACCATCAAACGGCTTGGTAACTCCGGTAGTGTACGGCTTGAAATCGTGGGTGCTAGAAATGACTGACATAATAGAATCTCCTGAATTAGTAAGGTTGAGGCGGATTGCCTCTCACAGTATAACTTATAGATACACTGTGAGCGGGAATCTACTCAGGTATCATTTTATTAACTTTAGTCTCGGTGTCAATCCAACGACCTTCATATTTCACTGCTCCGCCTTTACGCACAATGCGCGAGATAACTTCAATATCATAGAAGTATGTTCCCATACATTCACGATCACCATTAATACTAACATCGTATTCAACGACTTCATACTTAACACTCCAAGTAGCCATGTGATCTAACTCCTATCTGTTCGCAACAATGGAAAACCCAAGTACATACATGCAACATCAATGCCAAGTGTGCCAATCCGTCACACCCCAGGGAAAAATAGCAAATATCCCTTTAGAATCAAGCACTTACAGCACTAATGGCACTAACACTGTACATGCATACAGGTAAAGTACATGGCACGAAGTGTGCTAGTGTGACAATCTACGGCAGTAAGTGACAACCTACGCCGTCACATGCCAGTACGCGGCATCTGTCTCATTAGTACCACACATAGCAGTAAGCACTCACTAACAGTAGCGCAACTAGTGAGTACATACACACGTTAGTAAGTACACACATATAAGTGAGCACCCACTACCGACCTTTTTTAAGTTCTGGCGCGATGGGTATCCTCTGCACCTTCTCTAAATTTTGTGTACTTTTTAATACCACCACCTGTAACTACAGGAGTTACACACTGTATTAGTTTCAGTTACTGTTAGCTTCAGTGTGAACCCTACTGTACATCACCTTCGGCCTGAGATACTATGACAGTATAGAAACTATCGCAGGAATGGACTACGCAATGACTACAGATGTAGGTGATGTACGCTACACAGGTACGGAAGACCGGATTCTGCAACTCCTGGGTTCAGGGCTGAGTAATGAGACTGTAGCAGCAGCAGTAGGAGTATCTCCTCAGTACATTACTAATCTTCTCAGCGGCACTGAGTTTAAGAACGCAGTCTCTGAACTCCGCTTTACTCGCTTGAATGCACATAATGAAAGAGATGCTAAGTATGATGACATCGAAGATGAACTTCTCGATAAACTTAACTCGTGTGTAGATATGCTCTATAAACCAAGAGAGATTCTTGGTGCTCTCGCAGTAATCAATAAAGCACAGCGCCGGGGAGTTTCTACTCCTGAGCAACTAACCACTAGTAAAGAAGTAGTAGCATTAACTCTCCCACCAGTAGTAGTTAATAAATTCACAGTTAACATTCAAAACCAAGTAATTCAAGCAGGCTCGCAGGATCTTGTAACTATACAAACTGCTGCACTGGATTCTCTCGCAGGATTGAAGCCGGTACCAGGAGCGCGTAACCAAGTCCCAGCTTTAGTGGAAGGAAATATTAATGATGCCATTGGACTCTCAAGAGATATTAGTAGCGGAGCCGTTGGCCCTGCTAGCAAAGCGCCAGAAGGCGAATATGCAGGAGGTAGACTTACTTACCGGAGTATCGCCGCAGGAATTGCAGAGAAAGTTGCTGCTGCAAAACAAGCAGCGGGCTGATGCTATTCTGCTCTCCATCCGTATCTCCCTCAGTTCACGAGTTACTAGCACGTCTGTACCGTTCCGGACATGAAACAGGAAGATGTACAGCGCACAGTCAGTGCAGCTTCCATAGAGGCGAAACTAGGATTAGAAGGATATGACACACGCACCTCAGATCAGCGAACTAAGATTTCAAATAGCTCTGAAACTTCTACTGGCGTTGAATCGCCATATAGATCTACTGAAGCGGAAGATTTAGCTCGCACAGACCCAGACTTTCTTGCTGGTCTGGCAATGCCACTGACATTTCTCTACCTGTGGCCGTCAGTGTTGCGAGCAGTATGGGAATGGCTTACGACATATGTACAAAAGTCCAGAGATTTTAGTCAACTACTGCTGGGACTACCTCGCGGATTTGGTAAAACTACTCTCATTAAGATCTTCATTCTCTACTGCATTCTCTTCACAAAACGAAAGTTTATACTTGTAATCAATGCAAGAGAAGATCTAGCAATAAACACAGTATCTGATGTCTGCCGTATGCTTGACGAACCTAATATGGTTCGCTTGTTCGGTGACTGGAAGATTGGAGTAGAGAAGAACACTGCTACTATTAAGATCTTTGGTTTCAGAGGGCGTAGCATCATTCTCTGGGCAGCAGGAGTAGATACCGGTATTCGTGGTATCAATGTAGTTAATGAGCGCCCAGATGTAATGATTTTTGATGATATACAATCTCGCAAAGATGCAGATAGCAAGGTAGTATCTGAAGCTCTAGAAGTAAATATCATTGGTACTGCTATGAAAGCGAAGTCTCCTCATGGCTGTCTGTTCGTATTCATAGGTAATATGTATCCAACTCCGCATTCAATACTCCGGAAGTTGAAAGGTAATCCGAACTGGGTTAAATTCATTGCAGGAGGAATACTAGCTGATGGCACTAGCCTTTGGGAAGAACTACAGCCAATTAAGCAACTACTAGCAGAGTACCGGAATGATGCTAGTATGGGACACGGAGAGATCTTTCGTGCAGAAGTTCTGAATGATGAGAATGCAGCAGTTAACACCTCCATTGATCTCAATCTCGTACCACCTTATAAGTACGATGATACTGAACCAGCAACTCATAAGTTTGTAATAGTAGATCCATCCTCCGATAAAGCTAATGCTGACCTTGTAACTATCGGTTTAGTAGAAGTATATGACACCAAACCTGTACTTCGGAAGGTTCTAGAAGATAAACTATCTCCTGGTGAGATAGTTAAAGAATCAATCCGCATGTGTGTGGAACAGCAGTGCAGAGTAGTAGTTTTCGAAGCACAGGGCGCTCAGTATCAGTACCTTTACTGGTTTAAAAAGACTTGTGAGGAACTAGGTATATATGGCTTAGAAGCCCTAGAAGTATATTCCGGTCAAATGAGTAAGAATGGCCGAATTATCAACATGCTGAAGATGTACATTAAAGGTGAGATCTGGTGTCACCCTGACTGTAAGATACAGGCACATGACCAGATTAAGAACTTTAATCCAGCTAAGCGAGATAATAATGATGGTATCTTGGATGTAATGACCTACGCTCCAAAAGTACTAGAAGAATATGGAGATTACATTCAAAGTGTGACTAATGTATTTGAAATGCAAGAGTTTGAAACTACAAAAGTGTGGGATTCTAACACATCATTCTGAGAAAGTGACACTAAACCTATGACCGCAGCTACTCCATTCATTCTCCCTAAAAAAGTGCAAGAAGGTATTATCCAATACAATCGTGCATGTTACTCTCTATTGAATACTCAGTGGAATATACGCTTGCAGATGCAGCAGGTGGATCTAGCATACATGAGAGAGAATGACTTTACTACTGTTAATAGGCGCGCTCAGATTGCTAACCAATATGGAGACTCCACCAAACTCCGTAATGTAACTATCCCTATCGTACTTCCACAAGTAGAGAACTTCACTGCTCACATGTGCAGTGTATTTCTATCAGGTAATCCTATATTCGATGTAGTAGCATCCCCAGAGTACGAAGATGCTGCTATCCAGATGTCTACTATTCTTGAGAACAATCAAATCCGAGGTGGTTGGACTAGAGAGATAGAACTGTTCTTCCGCGACTCTGCGAAGTATAATATCTCATTCCTAGAAGCTTCCTGGGCTAGAGAGATTACAGCAGTTCTGGAGACTGATCTATCCTTCTCCGCTTCCCAAGGTAAACCTAAAGAAGTAGTGTGGGAAGGTAATCGTATCAAACGCTGGGATCCTTACAACTCCTTCTGGGATACTCGTGTATCTCCTGTAGATCTTCCCAAGAAAGGTGAGTTCGCAGGTACAGTAGAGCTAATGGGCCGGGTGCAACTGAAACAATTCATTGCCACTCTCCCAGACAAACTTACAGAGAATCTCACTGAGGCATTTGAATCCGGAATTGGCTTTGTCTCAGGTGCGAATATTGGTATTGGTGGAGCTGAATCCTATTTTGTTCCTCAGATCAATCCTAATGCGATTCTTAATTACAATCCTCAGTGGGGAACTGATTGGATGATGTGGGCACAGGCTTCTGGAACTGTGCCAAAAATCAATTATAAAAATATGTACACAGTTACTACAATCTATGGTCGCATCCTTCCTGCCGATTTCGGTATGCGAGTTCCTTCACCTAACACTCCTCAGGTATGGAAGTTTATCATTATTAATAACCAGGTCCTTATCTACGCAGAGCGCCAGACTAATGCACATGGAATGATTCCAATACTAGTAGGCTCTCCTATGGAAGATGGTCTCGCATACCAGACTAAATCATTTGCAAATAATGTGCGCACGCAACAAGAAATCGCATCTGCACTTTGGACTTCTATTATCCAATCTCGTAGGAGAGCTATCAGTGACAGAAAACTCTTTGACCCTTCTAAGGTTCGCGAAGTGGATATCAACTCTGATAATCCTAGTGCCGCTATTCCTGTTCGTCCTGCTGCTTATGGTAAACCATTAGATCAGGCAGTCTACGCATTCCCTTACCGTGATGATCAAGCTGGTATCATCTTTCAGGAGTCTGATCGCTTAGAAGGTATGGCAGATAAGACTTCTGGATTCAATCGCGCCCAGCAAGGTCTGTTCACGAAGGGTAATAGGACTAAGCAGGAGTTTGATACTATCACAGCTCATGCTGATGCAAGACCTCAGATGACTGCACTGAAAATGGAAGTGCAGGTATTTGCACCACTGAAGGAGATACTGAAGTTAGATGTACTTCAGTATCAGGGTGGAGGGATTAGTCTATTCAGTCCTAGCAAGTCGAGAGGAGTTAAGATTGATCCAGTAGCACTCCGGAAAGCTGTATTTACATTCAAGGTGAGCGATGGTCTCATTCCTACAGAGAAAGAGATTGATGGAGATGCATTCGCTACTGCTCTACAAGCAATCGCATCTCAACCTTCCTTAGGTGCAGGATACAACATCACTCCTATGTTTTCCTATCTTATGAAAACTCAAGGAGCTAAACTCTCTACCTTTGAAAAGTCTCCTGAGCAAATAGCATTTGAACAAGCAAATGGAGCATATCAGCAAACTCTTAGACTCATTGGTGAACTAGCATTGAAACAAGGTATTGATCCTAGTAAGATTCAGTGGCCACCAGCTCCTACACCAGAACAGTATAAGTATGATCCTAGTAAGCCGATTATTCCTGATACTTCCACAGGTACATCTCTCCTAGCAGCTGCACTATCTCCACCCACAGCAGCAGCACAAACCTCAGAAGTACCATCAAATGCAGGAGAAGGTAATGTCACATAGAGTAGATACCTCATTCACTCGCTATGTATTCACTCCTGAGGAGGAGATGAATGCTTGCCTATTCAATGATCTTCAACTTCAATGGTTACAGAATGAACTAGCTCTGTCTGCTGAGACTAAACTCGCTCTGGAAGTAGATTCAACCAATGTAACTAAGTTCATACAAGATGAAGCATTCAATGCAGGTAAGATTCAATTCATCCAATACGCATTACAGTGTCACGAAGATTCAGTTGCTAAACTGAAAGTAATCCAAGCAGCACAACAATCCCAACCGCAGTAGTAACACAACCTAACCATCAAACCACAGGAGTAATAAATCATGGCCGGCGTAGCTGATCTCTTTAAAAACTTTGCAAACGTAGTAGTAGGTAATAGTCCTCAGAATCCTGCACTTCCCGGATTACCTAATGGTACTCCCAATCCTGCGAATCCTCCTGCCTCTGTGGTAGCTAATCCAGGAGTTCCGAATCCAGGTAATGAACCGAATCCAAAACCAGGAGATTCTCCTCAACTATCTTCTGGGCCTAATGCCAATGCAGCCTCAGGTGCAACCCCTCTCGATCAGTTCAAGGAAATATGGCAAACTCCTGAGAATGCAGTAGATCCAAATGCCCCCATTACTTTTACAGCAGATCCTGCTAAACTTCTGGCAGCTTCTAAGAACTTAGATTTCAAACAGTTCATTACTCCAGAAGTAACAGCTCGTATCGCTGCTGGCGGTGAAGATGCAGTAAAAGCAATGGCAGAAGCAATGAACATGGTAGCACAAGGCACGTATGCACAATCAGCCTCAGCTACTACAAAGATTGTAGAAAAAGCAATTCAATCCGCGCAAGAGAAATTCCTCGCACAAATCCCATCGCTGGTTAGAAATGGCACTGTCTCAGAGAGTTTACGGACAGAGAATGCTAAGTTTAACCATCCCGCCGTAGCACCAGTCATCAAGAATCTAGAAAAACAGATGGCTATCAAATTCCCCAACTCCTCAGCTTCAGATCTAACTAAGATGGCACAGGACTATTTCACTGCCCTAGCCTCTGAGTTCACACCACCTCCACAGAAAGATCCTAATGCACGAGATGATAAATCTCAGGATTTTTCTCAGTATTTCCAGTAACATTTTCGTACTATCCATTTAAATCTTTTAAGGAATTAAACTATGTCTCTCTTGAAACCTGTAGTATATGATGCTGGTATGCAACGTCAAGTTGCTCCTGGCGATGCAGTAGGAGCAGGTGAAGCTATTGACACCTCAATGGTTACTGTAGGTGCAATGACTATCCTTGCTGCTAATATCCTTGCTGGTATTATCCAACGTGGTGGTGCACAAGGTGGTGGTTTTGTTGACACTACTGATACTTCCACTAATTTGCTCGCTGGTATGGCGCAAGGTGCAGGTATTCAGAATGGTACTTCCTTCCGCTTTATTATCTCTAACCTTGCTGCCACTGGCCAGACTGAGACTATTGCTGGCGGCACTGGAGTTACTGCTTCTGGTATCCTCACTATCGCCACTGGTTCATGGGCTGAATTCCTGCTCACAGTAGTGAATGGTACTGCTGGTTCTATCCAGACCGCAGCTACAGTGAACGGTTCCGCAGTGATTACTGGTATGACTCAGGCAGCTACCAATGCAATTGCTCCTGGTATGCTTGTTACTGGTACTGGTATCCCAGCTGCTGCTACTATTCTCTCAGTGCAAGCCGGAGTTGGTTTCACTCTCTCCGCCAATGCTACTGCCACCAACAACCCAGTTGCTCTGACCTTCTTGCCTACTATGACACTGAAACGTGTCCGTGGTGGTACGAACTAAGCCCACCTACTTTCACTAATCTTACTAACTCTCTAAAGGACTCGCTAACATGACTGTAGGTATCTTTAACACCTCCTTGATTACTCAGGATCTCGCACGAAAATCATTCGCTGCGATGTTCACGCGGCTGTTTCCTAATGGTACAGCTCCTCTCTTCGGTCTCACTAGTATGCTTAAAACTGAGACTGCTCTGCAATATGAACATGGTTTCTTTACTAAAACCATGCTCTTCCCACAGATGACTTTCTCAGCAGCAGGTCAGACTAATGCTGATATTACCTTCACAGTTCTCTCAACAGTGAACCTGCTTCCTGGGCAACTGCACAGGGTGAATCTGACTGGTGAGATCTTCATCATTAACTCTGTAGTGTCTCTCACTCAGATCACTGTAACTCGTGCAGTAGGCCAGATCTCTGCACAAGCAGTTACTGCATCTGATCTTGCTTACCAAGTTGGTAATGCATATGAAGAGAGTTCACTGCGTCCTCAAGCTCTCAGCATCAATCCTGTTCGTATCACTAACTTTACTCAGATCTTCCGTAACACTTGGGCAATCTCTGATTCCTTCCGTGCTACGCAGATGCTGGTGGGTGATACTAATATTGCTGAGAATCGCCAGGATTGTGCAGCTTTCCACGCAGCTGATATTGAGAAGATGCTGTTCTGGGGCCAGAAGTTCCAAGGTACTCGGAATGGTCAGCCTTTCCGTACTGCTGATGGACTGCTCTCCATTGTAGGTAATCTCGCCTACTATCCTGCTTCCTATGCAGCTGCTAACTCCTTCACTGCTGGTGGCACTACGAACTACACTCAGCTGGAAGGTTTCCTTGATCCGGTATTTAATCAAACTACCGATCCTAAGGTAGCTAATGAGAGGGTATTGTTTGTAGGTGGTACTGCTCACAGGGTAATTAATAACATTGGTCGCTTGAATGGTCAGTACTTCATTGCTGATGGACAGACGAGTTGGGGTCTGCAATTCGGTACTTTCAAAACCACTCGTGGTACCTTCCGTGTCATTGAGCATCCTCTGTTCAATACCAATGTGAACTGGGCTAAGATGGCAGTTGCAGTTGATATGTCCACTTTCTCTCTCGCTTACTTGGGAGATCGGAAGACTCAGAACAAAGAATTTAATATGGACAATGATGCTGTAGATAATGGTGTGGATGCAGTAGGAGGTACGTTGACTACTGAGTGCACCGTGGAGGTTAAGAATCCTCCGGCCAACAGCGTTATCTTCGGTCTCACTGCTGCTGCTGTAGGTTAATAGTTTCTTTGTTGTCTCCTTCACCCTGCTACCTTCTTTCATCGGATCAGGTAGCAGGGTATTTTTACTCTCCCTTCTAGGAATATAAAACCATGTCAGATACTCCAGTAGTTCCCCGTCGCTTTAATATGTATAAGTCTCACATCCGTTCTACTCAATTCATCTTTGGTAACCAACCTGACTTTGATCCAGTACGTAATCCTATT